TATCATTTAAATTCATATGTAAATATACAATATGCTAGACTAAATTTACCAATTAATTTTCAATTAGAAGATGATATACAAAATATATTAAATATTAATCATTTAGAAATTAGGTATAATTATATTAATTCTGTTATTAATCCAAGTGAAGGTAATGAAATTTATAATTTAGTAATTAAGAATAAATTATCAAATTGTTTAGAAATAGGTATGGAATATGGAATAAATAGTACATTTATTTTATTAGCATTAGATAAATTATCATCTAATAAAAATTTAAGTCCTAAATTAGTATCTATCGACGAATATCAAGAATCAAGATGGCATAATTTTGGAATTAAACTAATTAAATTAAATAACTTTGAAAAATATCATAAAATGTATATTGAACCATCATATTTATTGTTACCAAAACTATTAGATGCTGACAAGTATGATTTAATATTTATATCAGGATGGCATAATTTTGAATATATATTATTATGTGTATTATTTGCCTCTATGTTGGTGAAAGTAGATGGATATATTGTAATAAATAATATGTATAATAATCGAGTAAATAAGTGTATAAATTATATTGATAATAATTATAATAATTTAACAAAAGAAAATAGTGATAGTTCATTAGTAATTTATAAAAAAAATAATGAAGAGAAAAAAGATTATAATGAATTTAATAATTTTTAATATTTATTTTATATTCAAATATTATATGGAAATATTTGAAAGATATAATTTTAAATATGAAATAGTTAAAGATAAAATAAAATATGATTTACCATCTAATGATAAAATAATAAAAAATATAGAATCATTTTATAGTTTAATAAAAGATTATAAAAATAATATATTATTTAAAAATTACTTTTATCAAGGTAGTAATAGTCATGATTTAAAATATAAATATATATTAAACAAATATGGTGCGCAAAAAAAAGATAATATGTTAAAAATTACTGATCAATTAAAAAAAGATGATAAAAAAATAAATAAAAAATATGATTTGATAAATAAATTTGAATCATTATATAATGAAGATATATCAAATTCCCAATTTGAATATGAATCAATTATATCCACAATTGGTCACATATTTAAAAATCTAAATAATAAAGGATATTTTTTCTTTAATATAATTAAATTTGATTCAAATATGATCAAATTAGTTAATTTATTACTATTATTATTTGATCATATATATTATTATTCTGATTGTTTATTATGTTTTGAATTTAATCCAATTATAAATGAAGAAAAATTTAATAATTTACTAAAAAATATTGAAAATGTAGAAATAATACCATTAATAAATTTAGAAAAAATATCTAAACAACAATTAGATAGATCCAAATTAAATTTAGAAATAATATCATCTATTAAAGATAATAATTTGAATAAATACTTTGATATTACAAATAAATTATATTTTAATGAAATGATTGAACAACAAATTCATAATAAAAATAAAGATATTAGTGAAAAATTCGAACAAGAATTATTAGATCATCTTAAATTAATGGTAAATTCTTTTGAATCTAATAAACTAGAAAGTCCAATTAAATATGAAGAAGGTATTACAATATATAACACTATTATAAAAAATAATTTTTCAAAATGCTTAGAAATTGGTATGGGATATGGTATATCATCAATATATATATTACTAGCGCTACAAAAGAATCCAAATAATGAAAAAAAATTGGTGTCCATAGATTTATTAGAATCAACTCAATGGAAAAATTTTGGAATAAAAATATTAAAATTTTTTAATATGATTAAATATCATAAATTAATTGAAAATATTCATTATATTGAATTACCAAAAATAGTTGCTAATAAAGAAAATTATGAATTTATATATATAAATAGCTGGTATTCATTTGAAAACATGATAATAATATTATTTTATTGTTCCAAAATACTTCAAAAAGATGGTATAATTATAATTAATGAAATATATCAACCTGGAATATATAAATGTATAAAATATATTGATAATAATTATAAACATTTTAAAAGAATTAATTCACCTCCTAATATAGCAGTATATCAAAAAACAAAAGAAGATAATCGTTCATGGGATTATCATAATAATTTCTAATTTAGTATAAATAATTATCTTAATTATAAAATAATTAAGATAATTATGACTTATAATATAAGTTATAAAAATTATTTTATCTGCTATTTTATAATGGAAATTATTAAATATAATGAAGTTTCTAAAAGAAAAAGAAATTTAATATCTTTATCAATTTTTAAAATAAAAGACCCTTATAGAACATTTGAAAAATATACAAATTATTTAAATAATTTATTAAAATATCTTTCTCCTATTATTGCTTCTTATGATTTTGATGCTCGTATATATTTTGATGATAGTTGTCATAAAGAATTACAACCATTAATAATTAGATTTAAGAATATTGAATTTTATAAATTTAATTATCCACCATTAAGAATCGGAGAATTTCACGATGGAACATTTGGATCTTTAGTTCGTTTATTACCAATATTTGAAATTTACTATGAATATATATGGATTGATGATATTGATATACCACCAAAAAACATAGATTTTAAATATCTCGATTTTATATACTCTCATAAAGTAAAAACAGTATTTTTCTCATTATTTTGTTATCAAAGACCGTGGATAAAAGATAATTATAATATGAATTTTCCATTAATAACAAATATAAAATTATTAAAACATATATTTATGAGATTTATAACGGATCTAGCTAATAATAAATTTGAATCAGATGTTAAAGAAATTATAAAATATAGAAGTGATCGATATGTGTATGATTATCCAGTTAAACATCCTTATGGTATGGATGAATATTTTACAAACTATATTATATATGATAAATTAACAAAGAATGATAAAACATATATATTATATGAAGTTAATATAGTGAGGATATTAAAAAAGGTGTATTATATGGATATAAGTAATTATGAGAAAGAAATAATAAAAAAATTAATAGAATTACAAGAATTAAATTTTAAGACTCATGATAAAGACATTAATCGTAATATTATAGATACATTTATTAAATTATTTAATAAATTAAAGAAGGAAAAATTAAAAGAATATATTGGTAGTGATTATGAGAAAGGATGTTTAGAAGAATTTTATAATTTTATAGAACAATATAATATGACTGATATAAATTCAATTAAATTATTTGTTAAATTAAAAAATTATAAAATAATATAAAATAAAGTAATATAATAGAAGATGGAAATTACAAAATATAATGAAATATCTAGTAGAAAAAGAAATTTAGTATCTTTATCAATATTTAAAATGATAGATGGCTATAGAAATTTTAATATTTATCTCAATTATATACAAAAAATATTAAATTATTTTAAACAAAATAAAAATCTTTCATTAGATTTACGTATATATTTTGACTATAGTTGTGAAAATGAAATAAAAAAATTTATTTCTCAAAATCCAATGGTTGAATTTTATAAATTTAATTATCCTCCATTAAGGATTAGAGAATTTCATAATGGAACATTTGGAACTTTAGCTAGATTGTTACCAATATTTAATGATCAACATAATTATTCTAAAGATTATGACTATATATGGATTGATGATATAGATATATCTCCAGAAAATATTAAAGATGAACAATTAGATTATCTATATGATAATAATATAAATACATTTTATTCATCATTATTTTGCTATTATAAACCATGGAATAATGTTAAATATGGAAAATATAATTTAAACTTTCCATTAATAACAAATATAAAAATACCCTTATGGATCTTTAATAAATATATAAATGATATTGCGATTGGAACATATAAAAATGTCATTAGTTCAATATTAGAATATCGCAAGGATAGATATAAATATAAATATGATATTAAATTTCCATATGGAATGGATGAATATTTTACAAATAATATTATATTTAATGAGTTATGTAAGAAGATAACATATGTGCGTTATGATATTGAAATATCAAGAATATTAACAAAAATATTATATACAAAAATATTAGAATCGAGGGATAAAGAAATTTTAAAAACATTATTAAAAATAAGTGAAACATCATATAAAAATACTGATTTAAAAATTAAGAGAGAATTAAATAATACATTTATAAAATTATTTAATAAGTTGGAAAGAAATAAAATGGATAAATATTTTAGTGCTACGACAGAATTGAATGAAATTAATTGTGTAAATGAATTTTATGAATTTATAAATCAGTATAAAATTGATGACATTAATAATTTTTTTGTAATAGTAAAAATTAAATTATAAAGTAATATAATAAAAAGTTTATTATGGAAATTATAAGATATAATGAAATAAAGAATCGAAAAAAAAATTTAATATCTTTAGTAATATTTCGAATGTTAGATGAATATCGTGAGTTTGAAAAATATTTATATCATTTTAATCTATTAATAAGATATCTTATTAATAATAAATTTGATTTTGATATTAGAGTTTATTTTGATGATAGCTCTCACAAAGATATTGAATTACATATCAAAGAATTACCAGGAATCGAATTTTATAAATTTAATTTTAAACCATTAAGATTAGGAAAATATCATAATGGAACATTTGGGGCATTAGTAAGATTATTACCTATATTTGAAACTGAAGACAAATATGATTATATCTATATTGATGATATAGATATACCAATAGAATGGGTAAATTGGGAGATAGTTGATTTTATATTTAAAAATAATGTTGATACATATTTATACAGTTTATCACATAGTCAAAAACCTTGGGGAAATATTAATAATATATATAATGTAGCATATCCATTAATTACCAAAATAAAATTATCAAAAAAAATATTTAATGATTTTATAAATGATCTTGTTGGAAATAAATATGATAAATTAGTAGAAAAATTTTTAAATTATAGAACATCTCAATTTTTTTATAATTATAAAGTAAAATGTCCTTATGGTATAGATAAATACTTTTTAAATAATATTATTTATGATGATTTATGTAAGGGATTAACATATACTAAAATAAGTCATGATCCTACAAGAATATTTAGATATTTATATGAACATAAATATAATTTATTTAATAAGAGAGAGATTGATATAATAGAAAATTTAATATCATTAGATAAATTATCATACAAGACGAACGATAAAGAAATTAGAACATCCACAAAATTAATGTATTTAAAATTTTTGGATAAATTAGGAAAGGATCATATATTAACGTTTTTAGAAGGATCGCACAAGAAAGTATTTATAGATTTTTATAAATTTTTAGATGAAAATAAGGATAAAATCGAAAATAAAACATTAGATACTTTTAGTGATTTTATAGAAATAACTAAATAATTAAAAAACAAAAAAAACAAACAGTTTATTATTTTATATAATTTTTTCTATTATATAATTTATAATTTAGATGTTATCAGAAGTTAATTTATCATATTATAACATTTTAATTAAATACAATTTATATCCACCTCCATATGATTATATAATTGTTTATAGAAAATATAAAATAATTCATTCACCAATTTATATAAAAAATAATGAATATAATGATGAATATAAAAAAAAGATATTTTTATCACAAAAATTAATTGATTTTTTACATAATACAGATTACTATATTGATGAAGAAATTGAATTTGGACAATTTGTTCATAAAATTAATTATATTACTAATGAAATAAATTTTAAAGACATTGTTAGCACAGATCATTTAATATTTAAAGATCTATCATTAATGGTTGGAGCAAATTATATAAAAAAAAAGATATTAATTTATCGATTTATTAATAAATATACAAGTCCATTTAAAAAAATACATATTAGTATATAGCAAAAAAATTGATTTTATATATAATTATACATATTCTTATTATATAATATATAAAAAGAATGCTATCCACCGAAATAACTAATTATTTTGGTAATTTATCTACAAAATATAACTTTAATAAAGTTACATTAGCAAAAAGCGCAACATTAACAGAAATTGATGAATTAATTAAGGGATTTTCTGAATATACTACAAATACTAAATTAAAGAGCACAAAATATTATGATAATCAAATATTTCTTGGATCTAGATATTTAAACTTTTGTAAATTAAATATAGATTCAGGTGATTTATTTAAAAATATGCATGAACAAATGAGTCTAAAAACACTTGAAGCTTCATTAAATAGATATTATGAATATATGTTTTCAAAAGTAAAAAATGTAGATCAAGAAATATACAATGAACTAAAAATAATTGCTAGTTCAAATAGATATCAGCGCCGTATATTTATTAAACAATTTATTGAAAAATGGTGCTCAAAAGAAAAGAAGATCAATATTAATTTATAAACTTAGTTAAAAAATTGATTAAATAATATTATGTTTATATAAATTATTTATTATAAAACAAATGATACCAATATTACTTACAATGGCTCTACAACCATTTACAAATCAATCTCCGTTAAAACCCTTTCAATTATCATTAGTAAATAATCCATTATCTGGATTAGCAAAAGATAATCGAATTATAAATCAACATCCATATTTATTTAATCATGAAATAACAAACAAACTTCCGATAACTGATCAACGATCATCTGGACGTTGTTGGTTGTTTGCTACCCTAAATTTAGTTAGATCAGTTGCTTATGAAAATTGGAAGTCAGATTTTGAAATAAGTGATCTTGAATTTAGTCAGACATATAATTATTTTTGTGATAAATTTGAAAGATATCATCGTTCTCTTAGATATTTTATTGAAATAAATAAACAAAAAAATAATAATCATTATTTAATTCAATTATATAAAGATCCTCTAGGAGATGGTGGGCAATGGGATATGGCAAGAGAAATTATAAAAAAGTATGGTATTGTTCCAAAGAGTGCTATGCCAGATACATATCATTCAAAATCATCTGCTGGAATGAATAAGATTCTAACTGAACAATTAAAACAAGATATGTTAATATTATCAACAATTGATGAAGAATTTCATAATCAATTTATAAATAATATGATGGAAAAAATGTATGATCTACTGGTTGGATTCTTAGGAGTTCCTCCATTACATTTTGATATGATGTTTAAAATTAAAGATAAGAATAAAGAGCAGGTTATAACATGGTCTAATTTAAATCCATTACAATTATTGGAGAAAACAAATTTTAAACCTGATGATTGGGTTTCAATTGTGGATGATCCAAGAAAAGAGAATCATTATTATAAATATTATCAAGTTAAATATTTAGGAAATGTATTAAATCAACATGTTGGTTGGTTAAACTTACCAATTGAAAGATTAAAAGAATTAGCTAAAAAATCAATTGATGATAATGAGCCAGTTTGGTTTGGATGTGATGTTGGAGCACACATTGATCGCGATACTGGTATTCATCATCCTAATATTATAGATTTAAAAACATTTATGAATCATACAATATTAATGAGTAAGGAAGACAGATTAAGAATGTATCAATCATTACCAAGTCATGCGATGCTAATTGTTGGTTATCATCAAAACGAAGAAAATAAAATAGTCAGATGGAAGATAGAGAATAGTTGGGGGAAGTCAAGTGGAACAGATGGCTTTCAATTAATGACTGATGAATGGTTTAATGAATATGTATTTCAAGTTATAATTCATAAATCAAAACTATTTGATTCTGAAATAGAATTACTTAAGACAAAACCAATGATGATTGAACCATGGGATCCTCTTGGAACATTAGCTTAATTTCTTTAATTTATTAATTATTTTATTATATCATAATTCGCACTCTCATTATGATATAATTCGCACTAATTTTTTTTATTATTTGCTAAAGACAAATAATAAAAAAATTGATAATTCAATTCTTTGACTATAGGTATTTTGACTATTATAATATAGATATCATGGCCACAATCACATACAAGACATTCGATGTAAACAACCTAAGACTTGAAACTCCAGTGGAGAACAAGTTAAACGCAGATATGACAAAGTATCAACTTATGTCCCTACCAAAGTATATTAAAGGTGATAAAGATTTTATTCCTCAAATTCAAGGTCCATGGATGAATCTATCAACATATGGTATTCCAGGTAAGAATGACAAGAGTGGTAAGCCAATTTTAAATCAAGCAGGCCAACCCCTAAGTGATTATGAACGTGGTAGAATGAAGATTCCATTTGATCTAACAGATCCAGAAGTTAAGAAATTTTATGATGTTCTAAGTGATATTGATACTCATTGTGAAAATCAAAAAGAGAAGATTTTTGGAACCAAGGCTAAGTCTTATAAATATGCTCGTATCATTCGCCCCCCTCCAGAAGATGATTTAGCAGCAGAAGGAGCTGCTGTAAAACCTAATTCTATGACAGTTAAATTTGATTTTGATTATAAGACAAAAGAAATTAAGACAAAAGTCCATGTAAATACAGATGGAGATCGTGTAGAAGTAGCAACACCAACAGTAGATGCTGTACAAAAGTATGTTCGCTACAAGTCTGACTTCCGTCTAGTATTTGCTATTTCTAAGTTCTATGCTACCAAGGCATCAGACCCAATAGATGGGAAACGCAAGTATGGATTTGGTCTAAAGCTCAAGCACATTGAAGTCAAGCAATCTTCAGTATCAACTCAAGATGAACAAGCAAATGCTTTTGTTGAAGATGATGAAGACGAAGTTGTAGAACGTCGTGCTTTAGTATCTGAACCAAAAGTAGAGAAGAAGGTTGCTGCTCCAACAAAGGCGGCCAAGCCAGTAGTTGAAGAAGAGGCAGAAGAGGCAGAAGAGGCAGAAGAGGCAGAAGAAACAGAAGAGGAGGAAGAAAAGCCTGTGGTAAAGAAGACGACAAAGGCGGCAAAGCCAGTTGTTGAAGAGGAGGAAGAAGAAGAAGCCA